GTTGGCAATGCGTTATATTGCTTAGCCAACCATTCCTCAGGTTTTAACGTTTGATATTGTTGATATTGCTTTAATAATAATGCGTCAATTAAAACTTCTTGTTCTCTAACAAAATCACCAATAATAGCTGAAATGTCGAGAATTTTCTCATTCATCTAACCCATCGCCCTCATCGAGTTCTTGTAACATAGTTTCGTTAGGATCTTTGGCCGGATTCATACCCATTTCGTCAATCATGGATCCTTGACCTTCGCGTTGCTTTTGAATATATTGCAATTCAATAGCTTTTTCTTCTTCGCTTAAAGTGTCACCCCATAATAAATCAATAAATTTTTCTGGACTAATTGTTCCACTGTTTAAAGCTGATCCTAAAGTTGATAATTGGTTTTCAAATGAAGGATTTGCAAATTCACCAAATGCAACATTAACTTCAAGATTAGGCACAGTTATTAGATCTGGATTTTCAATATATGTTTTCATGATTAAAGAAAGCTCATAAAGACTTTTAAGAATCTTTGTTTGTCTTGCAATAATATTGTTACGCGTCATCATTGTAATTTTTTCTTTTTCACGTTGCGCATCAGCATTGTCTTTTTTAGCAATATCAATACCCATAGTTGCCGGCGATAAAACACCAGTTAAAATAAATCCAAGTATTGTATGTTCTTCATCGGAATATTGATTAAAGTTTAAATTAGGTTGCGTTGTTTTTAATTCGCCGCTTTGTTGCCCGTCACCAGTCATAGATGCTAATGGCGATGGTAAAAATGTTCTATCAAAACGTTCCGGCATTTTAATAGTTCCGGCTTTTGTTCTTTCAAGCATATCAGCGGGATAATATTCAACCGGTGTAGATTTGCGGACCGTATTTGCTGCTTGGCTAATGCATTGATCTAAATCGTCAAACAAATCTGTTTTACCTGTGTAAATTGATCTGCCATAACCTTCTTTGTCAACTTCGTCAAAAAATATGCATGGCACAGCAAGTGGCTTATTTAAACCATTAATAACTTTGTCTTCTAATTCACCAAGTTCAGGAAACACACTTTTATCGCAATCAAATAATTCGTCACTTTTACCCATTTGATATAGATCATACGTAATATAAGAGTTGCCTTTTTTAACAGCTCGTGTTTCAAACAATACATAACGTTTACCGTCTTTTTCAAAAAAATCTTTAAAGATAACACCAATTAAACGTTTTTTATTATAAATAAAATCAACATTATCAGCTGTGTAAAATGTAATAATTGGATTCTTTGAAATATCAGTATCAACATCAATTTTATAAGCGCCCCAACCTCCAACAAGTGTATACGGAATTTGTTGCTGGTTAATCACATCGTTCATTGAGTTTTCTTCAACTATTTCGTCCAATAAAGGTTGATATTGTTCATCGACTGTAATATCAGCTCCGCCAATTGCATTAACAAGCGTATCAACAATGGCTCGTGGGATTCCGCTGTGGGATCGTTTAATATTTTTTTCTTTTGAAGATGCAACCCAAAAATAATCTTTTTTATTGCGATTATAAATTGGTGACTTTTGAAAGTCAGACCATTCAGCTCCGGTAAAAAAATCTAAAATATCATCGCTATCGCCTCTATACCAAGTAAAATATTCTTTTGTTCTTGCGGCTCGTAACTCATCGTTTGACGAGTAAAGCGTAAACCGTTCTTGGTTAGGATTGCCTTGAAGTTCTTTGACTCCAATATAATTTAGTATTTTTTCTTTGATCCAATCTTGAATTCTCATTTTTAATGCTCCTTAAATGTTTTCCATCGGGATATTTTTCTCATAAACGGCGCCCATGCATATTCATTTGCGTTGATTGCGTGATCGTTGCTATCTTCGCGTGCTATACCATGTTCACCTTTACGTGAATTTTTAATTTCTCGGATCAAGTTCGGACATGCTTCGGATATAAGAAATTCGTCCCATGCCATTAACAACCTTATAAAATCCACACGAGTTTGAATTTTAAATTTTGTTGATCCAATGAATCTAATATCTATAATACCTCGTTTTCGCGCAGAAAGTTCTAAACCTTGACGAAAGCCTATATCTGCATTATCAACATAAACAGTTATAACGCCTTCCTTGAATAATATAGCATGATCCTTGTATAATTCAAACCATTCAATTAAAACATCAATAAGCTTTTCCATCATTTGTGGCTCAGTCATTGGCACTGTTTGGCCAACGTTTGAATGAAAAAACTCATTAAGGCATATTAACTTATCATAGGCTTTTGTTACTCCTATAAGTTGCATTGATGTTGCGCTTCGGATTCCATTACGATCAACTTTGCCTTGACCATCACTTAAACCTGTATCGATTCCAATTGCATAGTCCACAATGGGCAAATTGTTAATATAGCCTCTTGACAGGATCAGCTTATCGGACATTTCTGGATAGCATGCCCCAGTTGAGTTACCCCACATGCCAAGTCCTTCGACTTTAAATATATCAGGTGCTCGTTTGCTTAATTCGATCATGGCTGCGTCATAGATCTCTTTATCGCGCCACTCATTGATCTTATAATTATTAATCATTAAATATAAACCTTTACCGTAATCGCCAAGAAAACTGTCGTCGCGATAATCCATATAAGGCCTATTCAAAAGTAAATCGTAATTGTCTTCAAGTCTGCCCTTGAAAAACACATCATAAAGCCACGTATTTATGGACCAGCCGTTAAATACCATTGTTATTTGCAAATGGACTCCTTGAGGCGGTGTGCCACGCAATGATCCGTCAATTTTTCGAAAGTCCTCATAATCCTTGATCTCAAATGCTTCTTCAATGTAGATCTTAGAAAGCATGCCCTTACTAAATGTTGTCGATGTTAAACCCGTTGGATTATTCATGCCGCGAAAAATGATCTTTTGACCCGTCGGCTTATAAATAATTTCCATTATGTTTGTTGTTACTTTAAAATCTTCTATGATCTGCATGGTATCAAGCCACTTGATTATGTTAGCAAAAGTTGATTGCCTGTTGTCGCGATCGTTTTGCCGCAACACAAGGACGTTATTATTTTCGTTTTCAAGAATATCCATTATGATCCTATAACCCATCATAACGACGGACTTTTTACTATTCCGGCTTCCTTTAATAACGCGATAACGACCTTTAAAATTCCAAGCTTTTTCAAACCCTTTACCTATTAGATCATAAACGTTAATCGTTTTCTGGGACATTATTGATAACCTGAATTCGTTCAGTTGTAACTGTTTCTTGCTTATCCGATTGACCCAACCATTGCTTACCCAACCAAATAGCCATGGCAACATTAGTTTCTGCCATTCTAAATTGATAACGACGCAAGGCTATTTTGCCATCACTTGACTTCTTTTTATAGACCTCCGCAAAACCCTCATTATATTCGCGCTTGCACCAACGCTCAATTGTTTCATCGCAGCAATCAAAAACGGCTGCAATTTCCACAAGCGTGCATTGAATCTTACATAAACCTTCAAAAATGTCTTTATCTATTTCAATTTGCGGCCGTGCCATATACGTATCCTCTAAAAGATTCAATCATCTTTTTTCCAAATTCAATTGTTGGGACTTTAATTAATTCACCTTGTTCAACTGATCCGTCAAACATTAAACTTAAAATAAAAAAAGATTCATCGATTTTCAGGATCATAATCTTAATGCTTTTGGCTTTATCATAAAACGTATGTAAAACTTTTGCAGTTTCAAGATTAGGTGTTTCATTAACACCCCTGACATGTATGAATTGCTTGTGCTTTTTATTGATCCAAAGTTTTTGCATATTAAAGTTTCCTTAAAAACATTATAACACAAAAACAATAGAAAGGTTAATGTTTAATCTTTAAGTAAATATAATTCAATGCCTTTTTTAATTGGTAATGTATAGCTTGATCCTGCAATTGCTTCCATAGTTTTTGGATTTCTTTCAAAAACATGTGCCATGCCTTCGCCAACATAACCAACAATAATAACTAATTCATTGCCATTATTTAAAGTTTTTACATAAGAATATTTGTTTGCCATAGTTATTTACCTTTCGTTAAAAAATATAAAGCCATACGTTTTTGGATCACGTGATGGTTGCAACCTTTGCACACTGGACCATCAACTAATGGATAACCGTTGTTAGGATAACCGCTATAAGTATGCTTGCACCAAAGACATTTAAACCTTTCCATGTTTATTTACCTCCAAATTTTTTGTCGAGTTGTTTAAATCTAATAAGCATTAACAACAACAACACACCACTTACAGTTAAGATCAGCATTTGAGCGAAGATAACTTCAATCATAACCTTTCCTCCTTACAATATTATTATACCATACTTTAAGCTTTTGTAAAGCTTATTTAGATCTAATAACCGAAGAATTTAAGATCAAGGCCGGTTTTTTTCGCCATTTGTTCGTAATAGCCGCGGTTGTATTCCTTGATTTTCTTGTCTTCAATTCGATCTTTATGCTTCCAGTAAATTGGCATAACGATCATGAAGATCAGCAACCCCGTAAAAACCCAACCACCCAACTCAAATAAGAATTCCATATTCTTATCCTCCTTACAATACTATTATACCAAATGTAAAGTAAAAGTGAGCCCCTATTTAAATCTTTTTTAATGTATATGTAATTGTTCTATAATTTGTTTGTTTATCGCGTTTTACAAATTTGCCCGTTAAGATCAGCACGTCCACATCATTGTGTAAAAAGCCACTGTTAAAAACTAAAATAGATCTTAATCTGGACTCACTTACTTCGTAACTTGCTTTTCTAACTGTTAATAAATATTTATTCATGTTCAATATCATACAACAAATTTTCAAGTTCTCGAATAGCCACTGAATAACGGTTTGTGCCTAAAGATTCTTCAAGCTTATCAAGTTTGTTAAGTCTTTTTTGGATCAGTAAAATTATTTGTTCATTGGTTTTCAAAATTTAATGCCTTCGCTTTCTTTTCTAAATATTCTAAAACTAATTTACGTTCAGCAATAATTTCTTTGGATTCTTTATAAAAGTTTTCACGCACCCATAATTGCCATTTGTCTTGCGGATAATAACCCGGCACAACATAAACTGTGTGATATTTAAATGAATACATATGTTCAAAAGTATTGCCTTCAAATTCACCTACGTAAAGCGGAAAGTTTTTCATTTCCAAATAATTTGGTTCACGCATGTTAATCATTTTCCTTTCTTAATATTCTGTTATACATAACCATTGTATCAAAAGCTTCGTTTTCGTCTTTAAAAACTTCGTAAGTTGTA